GGAAAGCGATTTCGGTTGCTATATCAATCTGGTTTGGGGGCCTACACCTGAAACCGTCACAATCGATTATACCGATACCGACGATGTAGCGCAGGAAATAACCGACGCATTGCTTGTGAAAAGCCGCGTATTTCCTGCCGCAAGCTGGCCGAATTTTGCCGATAACACGGCGATAACGGTCAATTACACCGCTGGCTATTCGGTAACGCCTGCCGACCTTGATTATGCCGTAATGCTTCTGGTTGGCGACTATTACAAAAATCGGGAGACGGAAACCGCCGCGCCATCTGGCAGCGATGCGGTTGAGAATCTTTGCCGACCATATCGCATTTTGAATATTTAAGGAGGAATTACGATGGCTGATTTGAGTATTACCGCCGCAAACGTCGTGGCAGGTTCGGGCGCTAAAAAGGCAACCGGCACGGCGGGCGCTACCGCTACGGCAGGGCAGGTGGCATATTTTGACACTACGGACAGCAAATATAAACTTGCCGACAATAACAGCGCGACCGCCGCAGTCCGTTCGCCCGCTGGCTTCTTTTTGAATGGTGCATCAAATAATCAGCCAGTAGCAATTCACACTTCTGGCCCGCTGACCATAGGTGCGACTTTGACGCCGGGCGTGGCTTATTATTTAAGCGATACACCGGGCGGTGTTTGCCCTGTCGCTGACTTGGCTTCCGGCGAATATCCTGTCTTGCTTGGCATTGCGACGTCGGCATCTGTTCTCGATGTCAAAATTCAAGAAGCAGGTGTGGCGCTCTAATGATAGCCGGTGCGCTTGACCGCCGCATATCTGTTTTGCGGCAAGGTCCAGCGATTGACGACGGCTATACCACGACGCCGGGGGAATTGGGGGTTTTGGCTTCCCGGTGGGCGTCGTGGAAACCTGCTAACGGGCGCGAGGTATTTGAAAACCAAGGGAGGAAAGCAATCGCAGGTGGCTCGTTCTGGCTGCGATCTGACACAACCACACGCCGGATAGTTGAAACCGACAAGGTGGCGTTTGAAGGCAGGCTTTGGGATATACTTTCGGTCACTCAGATTGGCAGGCGCGACGGGCTGGAATTGATTGTTGCCAGCGACGATGAAGAAACCGAAATCGATTTGACGGGGCTTTCACCAATACCGGATGCAACCGTAAGCTATACTGGCTGGGCGGCTTATGTGCATACCGGCGCGGTCCAGACATTGACGGCGGGCAATAAGGTTCCGCTGGTTAACAATTCGGGCAGCGTGATTGAAACGCAAAAGCCTGCCGACATCGTTCATTTGTATGACGGCACGGTCATAACCGGACGCAATGGCGACAGCATCATGATTGCGGTTGAATTTACGTTTACGCCTTCAGATGGAGATAGTTCTGAACTGTCGGTCAATATCGATATTGGCGGTTCTGTTGGCGAACTTTACGCAGAGTCGTTCCCGATAACGCAGGGGCAGGATGTGCCGCACAAAGTCAGTTACCACCCGCCCGCTTATACATTGGACACATGGACCGCAAACGGCGGCTTTGTCGAGGTGCGCTGCGACGGGCCGGGGGCAATATCGACGGTGCGTTATGTCATCCACCGGCTGCACAAGGCGCGGTAGATGGCTGGCGAATGGGGTCTGGCAGACATCAAGGCACGCATACGCGAATTGCAGGCGCTTGTAACCGAGACTGCTTTGCAAGAGGGCGACGGAATTGAAATTGTGGGCGATGATATCCGCTTGGACATTGATAGCCTGACACTGGCACCGGAGAATTAAAAAATGGCATTACAAGGCTCAGACGCCCTAGCAATTTCGCGGGCTGGCACCCTTTATAAAATCGTCGGGTCGGATATTCTGGCTTACATTCAAGCCAATGTCGGGACCTCGGAATATGAAGTTGCCAATATCGCCGCGCGCAACGCGCTGACCGGTGTTTCTGTAGGCGACCGCGTATTTGTTGTGGACGCGACCGGCGATGCAACGGTTTCGACCGGATGGGCGATTTATGTGTGGCGCGGGGCTGCTTACACAAAGGTTGCAGAAGAAGAGGGGCTTGACGTTGTAGTCGGCGGAACGAACCTGACTTACACGGCGGGCGCTTCTAGCGGGATTGTTGTTTCTTCAACCGGCACGGATGCCACATTGCCAGCGGCGGACGGCACAAACGCCGGTTTGATGGTGCCAGCGCAATTTAACAAGCTTGGGTTTATCGCCATTACGCAGGCCGTCGATCTGGACGCTCTGGAAACGGCAAGCCATGCGGCGGTGACTACGGCAGGCACGGCTTCAACCAATCCTATTACCGTTAGCGGCCAAGCGCTCAACTTCTCAATCGCAAACCTGACAACGGCTCCTTAAAATGTCGATACTGCCTACCGACAATCTGATAATTGAGCGGTTAGGAACTCATTATAAAGCGCCGGTTTCGGCCTTGCCGGGTGGCGGCGTCGGGTCACCGGGGGGCAATAGCGGCGAGGTCCAATATAACAGCACTGGCACATTTGCGGGCGCTGCCAATGTCGAGATTGACGCTGGCAACCTAAAGCTTGTTTCGACTAGCGATCCTGCAACGCCAACAGACGGAATTGTTGCCTATTCAAAGCTTGTCGCGGGGCGGCACTTGCCTAAGATTATCGGGCCATCTGGCATCGATACAATTATTCAAGTTGGTCTGCACGGCAACAGTGTTTTCATGGTCGCGCCTGCATCGGGAACGACTGCGCCGACTGCATGGGGTGGCACGTTAACCACAGCGGCCACAATGTCGCTGCAAATGACATTTGCTAGTGCTAACCCTTGGCAAGCGACTTCACGCAAGCGGTTTCAGAGCGCCGCAACGGCTGCATCTGTAACTGGTATGCGGACGGCTTACACGCAATGGTTTCGTGGCAACGCAGCGGGTTTCGGCGGATTTTGGTTTCGCGCTCAATTAGGGCAGAATTTGAATTTGACGGGTTCGCAACGCTTTGTTGGTTTGTGCGCGTCAACGGCGGCCCTAGCGACAACGGCGGGTGCGGTATCGGCTTTGCTGAATAGCATCGGCATGGGATATGATACGACAGACGCCAATACCGGCAACTGGTTTCTAATCCGCAATGACGGCGCTGGAACGGCAACTAAGGTTGATCTGGGAGTAGATGCCGCCCGCAACACGACGCACGGTTATGATTTGATAATTTATTGCCCGCCCGGTGCTGCGACCAGCATATTCGTTCGGGTGGTCAATCTGCATACAAATGTTGTTGTTCTCGACACCAGTTACAACACCGACATTCCGGCAGTGAATACGGGGCTGGCCTTCAAGGCAGAGTGCAACAACGGCGCGGTGGCATCTGCGACCAATTTAGAAGTCGCTAAGGTTTACATCGAAAGCGATTATTGATGAAGGTTTCCTTCAAAGGCGGCAGGGAATTGCAGGCCGCTTTGAAAGAACTTGGCAGCGTTGCGACGCAAAAGAACGTGGCAAAAAGAGCATTGGACAAAGCAGCAATACCTATCCGCGATGAGGCTGTCCGGTTAGCGCCGGATGACCCCAAAACGGCTGAGGGTGTTTCGCTGGTATCGGCCATCAAGATAGGCGAGCGCGCGTTAGGACGGCGCAACAGGTCATTTCGCAGAGATCACGGGATAGTTGAACGCTATATCGGCATTGACCCGACCGTTCATCCCCGCGTTGCTTTTTATTCGGAAATTCAGGAGTTCGGCAAGGGCAAGACCCGCGCGCAACCATATATGCGGCCAGCTTGGGAATCGAAAAAAATGGTGGCTATGGACCGGCTATCGGATGACTTGAAAGTTGAAATCGGCAAAGCGGCAGACAGGGCAGCACGGAAGGCGGCAAAGCTATGACCTTCAAAACCGCTCTGAGAAGCCTCGTAAAGGCCAATGCAACGGTGCAGGCGCAATCCGCCCGCGTTGATTGGTCTTCACGCCCACAAGCCACGCAATACCCGGCTATCGTGCTGGATATGGTGGCGGGTGCAGCCGATCAGCATTTTCAGGGCGTAATTGCAACGCAAGGCAACAGAATACAGGCAACCGTGCTGGCAAAGACGCAGGCGCAAGCTGACGTTTTGGCAACAGCGGTGCAGTCGGCATTGATTGAAGGCGGTAGCGCGCAAGGCATCACATTCCAGCGCGGATTTCTGAACCTGTCGCGTTCGACGGTGGACAGCACCGAAACCGGCGAGATTTACCACGAAATTCTGGACGTTACAGTCTGGTTTAACTGACGGGTTCCCGTCCCTTTTTGGAGTAATATTAAATGACCGAAGCAAGAATCGGATGGGGCACCGAAGTCTGGTTGGACAACGCCAGCAACGTCCTGACACAACTCGAAGAATGCATCGCAATTGGCTTGCCTAACGCACAGGTTGAAGACGTTGAAGCAACGCACATGCTTTCGGCAAATCGCCGCCGCGAATATGTGGCTGGCCTTATCGAAGACGGTGAAGGCACGTTTGAATTTAATCTTGTTCCCGGCGATGCAACAGACCTGTTAATTCAGGCCGCAGTTGACGATGGCGTAACGCGCGACTTTGAAGTCATCATCCCCGATGGTGCGTTTGGCCAGAAGTTTGCAGGCGACTGCATTGTGAAGGGCTATGAGCGCAATGTGCCGATTGATGACCGGATGACCGCGACCATGACGGTTCGCTATACCGGCGCTGTAACCATTACCACGTTGCTTGCGTAATGGTTGCTCCTATCGACGCCAAGGTGACGTTCGAGGTTGAAGGCGAGCCGATAACGCTTCGCATCAACTTTCGGACATTATCGCTGGCAAAAAAGGAAGGCGTCAACCTTGCTGCCGCAATGGAAATGGACGTTTTGGATACTGCCATAGCAGTTAGGTGTCTAGCCATTGAAGACCATCCCAACATGACCAATGATGAAGCATTGGCCATTGTTGCGCGTGGGGGAGTTGAGGGCGGCGAGGCAATGCAAAAGCTGTTTTCGGAATTTACTGGCGGCGATGAGGGAAACGAAAAACCGGAGAG